GTTGGGGTGCTTGCGCCCGTAGACGCTGATGCTGATCTGCTTGTAGAGCCCGCGCTTCACCCAGTCCTGAAACTCAGGCTGGGCCGAACTCGGCACGGCTTCGAGCACTGTGCCGTCGCTGACGGCCTTGCCCACCCAGCCATAGGCCGGGGCGTTGTCCTTCGGGTGCCCGATGACGATGGGCGCCTCGCGCAGCGCAGGGTCGTAGCTCTCTGCGAGCTCGTGCAGATCGGCCGCCGTCCAGTCTTTGACGTTCCCCGCACTGTCGGTGCGGCGGCCGGCCTTGAACGCGCGGATCGGCGCGAAGGGTTGCGATGAGGTGTTTGTTTGCGGGGTCGTCACAGGCCCGCATGTTTGCGAGCCGGACCCCTAGCGGCTATTAGCCCGAGCTAAAGCCAGATGCAGCGCTGACGGGGCTGCGGCCGGGTTTGTGCGTGAGTCTAAGGCGCGGCCGGCACCTTCATGTGTTGGACGTCTATCAATGGCGCAGCAGCCCTAACAGCAACCCGAAAAGCCTCGAAATCCATCCGATCTGCTTTGACATCGCGCTGGAGCCGCGCGGCCGAAGCCGCATCGATGCGCCAAACTTTCCCTGCACGCACCATCGCCCTGTCAGCTATGTAGACGTGTCTGATGGCGCTGCGCTTCGCAGTATTCATTGCTGCTCCGGCCGCAGCCACCGCCGTTAGCAGATACCCCTCACGCTCCAGCGCCGGAATTCGCTTCTCTGCAAGCAAAAGCATCTCCGTACCCCCCGACATAACTACGCATCCGGTTGTGTTCTTGTCTGCAATCACGTTGACAGCACTCACCGCTTGCTTGCAGACCGGCCCACCAAATGGCTCTTCAGCAAGTACCCCTGACGACGCAAAGCAAGTTAACGCGACCAAGACTCCGAAGACACGAGGCATTGCAATCTCCCATTGTTCGAGGTTGAGCTTCACCAGGCCCACTACGACCCGATCATCAGCAGCAGCGCGTCGACAGCTCGCGCGTTGAATTGCCTCTGCGGCAGCGACATCTCATACACGCCCGAAATAAGCCGCGACTTCCGGTCGTCTCCAAGAGCGAGGCCACGCTCCTGTAGTGCCGCTTCAACCCCGCGAATGCAGGCGGTCATGAGATCGATATCGACGGCCGGCGCGTACGCGCCGCGGGTTCGATTGACCACATCTTGCACGGACAAATCGCCGGCTTGCTGCAGAGGGTTGGTGGTCGTTTGTGCGCTCTCAATTGACGCTGGGTGCCCCGGCGTGCGCACGCTCGTCACCACGTACTGCACATCCACGCCCAACTTCGCGGCCCTTGCCAAGTACTCGGCTTTCGGCTCGCGCTCGCCGGACTCGTAGTTCAGCTGAGTCTTCCTATCCACCTCCGTCGAGGTGGCCATAGCGGCCTGGGAGAGCCCCAGGCGCTCTCTCTCCTCCCTCAGTCGTTGCCCTATGTCCACAAACATTCCCTCTCACTTGCGTCGTGTGCACAATCGACCCCATAATCACACCCATTGGGACAAACGTGCACCCTTAAAACAGGGTGCAGACCTGCACACAAATGGTCAGTATGGGGCAACACATCGAGACCGGCGTCACACGATCGCGGGAGGAAGTCCGAGCCGACTTTGAGGCTCGCGGCGAGTCGATCGCTGAGTGGTGTCGCAACCATCAGCTGCCGACTTCGCTGGTGTACGACATCCTGAGAGGCAACCCGCGACGGAGGTGCCTGCGCGGCGTTAGCCATCGCGCAGCGGTCCTGCTCGGCATCAAGAGAGGTCGCGTAGGCGCTTCGACTGAACCGAAGACAGCCGCAAAAGGCGCCCAGTGAGCGGGCGGACCAGCCTCATGGACACGCCGAGCGCAATCGGCACCGACTGGCATGCTGCCGACGTCAAGGCCGCGCTCCAAAAGAGAGGCATCTCTTTGCGCGCTTTGGCGCGGGAGCACGACTACAGCCACATCCAGCGTGTGCTGGTGAGCCCGTGGTGGGCCGCGGAGCAGCTGGTCGCGAAGGCTCTTGGCGTGCCCGCCGCCACGATCTGGCCCAGCCGATACGTGGTCGCCCGCAACCGCGGGAAGTCGATGACCCGGAACCAGGCAGCACTCAAGCTGGCGTCCAAGGCTGTCTGGCGGACCGGATCTGCGCGCCGCACCCCGGGCGTCTTTGCCGACCTGCGGCAGGAGGTCGAGGCCTTGCCGCTCTTTGCCCCGAGTCCCGCTGACCCGTTTGGCGACCTACCGCCTTCCCCGCCCACCGAAGGCCTGCCGCCAGCCCTGGCGGCCGCGTCGGCAGCCCTTTCCGCCGCACTTCACTCCCCGCCCGGGCCGGCGAGTTGGCCAGTGGTCAACACTCCGGCGCTCCAGGCCATGCTGGATCGTGAGGCGGCCAAAGGCGGGCGGCCATCAGCAGTCAAGCCGCACCAGGTCGTACGTCTAGCGCGCTTTGTGCGGCTTGGCGACACGCTTACAGAGGCCGCCGCAAAGGCCGGCCTGAAGCGCAGCACCGCCCAGCGGGTGCTATCCGGGCAGCACGAGATGGCCCATCACCAGGCCGTGACGGCGACCGGCTTGTCTTTCCCGGGCCGCAATGCCGCCCAAAACCCGCCCAAAACCTCTACGCGCCGCGATCAGGCACAAGCAGCTACCCATGTAGCCAAGCGCCACGAAAACGCCGCTGCGGCCGACCCTGTCAGTTTCACCCAAACCGGGGGGGCGGCTTGATGACCAACCGCGTCAACACCGCCCAACTGGCCGAGGCCCACCGCCCTGCGCCGGGCCGAAGCCGCCGGCTGGCAGTACGAAGAAGTCACCGGCCGCGGCGGCAAACAGCGGCTGTATCCGGTTGACCAGCTGCCGCCGGCCCTGCGCGCCAAACTGGCTTGGGCCACCCCTGGCGCCAAGGCCGCCCAGGCCCAGGTGCCCGCGGTGCCCGAGGAGGTGCGCGCCGCCGGCGTGGCCGGCCGTGCCACCGGCATGGGGCTGCAGCTGGCCGAAGACCTGGCCGAGCGCGCCCAGGCTGCGCGGCGTGAGGCCGCTCTGGCCCAGGCTGACGCCCTGTCGGCCGCCGACAAGGCCCGCATGGATGCCCACCTGGACGTGCTGCGGGCTTTCGCCGCCTACCAGGCCAACTGCGGCTTGTCGGCCGAGCAGGCCCGCATGGCCTTCTCCCTGGCCTACAACGCCGACCGCGTGCCAGTAGCGCAGGACACGCGCCGCCTGGTGCCGAGCATCAGCGACCGCAGCGTGCGCCGGTGGCAGGCCGAGGTGCGCAAGAACGGCATCGTCGCCCTGGCCGGCGCCTACGGCAACCGGGCCGGCACGGCTGTGCTGGATGCCGACCAGGCGCTGCACGACTTCGTGCGCGGCATGCTGGTGGCCACGCCGCACTGCCGCGCTGCGCATGTGTTGGCCGGCCTTCAAGCCCGCTTCAAAGACCGGCGCCTGCCCGGCAGCCGCGCCCTGCAGCGCTGGATCAACGCCTGGCGCGAGGACAACGCCGAAATCCTCTGCGCCCTGGGCAACCCCGACGCCTGGCGCAACAAGTACATGACGGCCTTCGGCTCGCGCAGCGAGGGCATCGACCGCGTCAACCAGCTCTGGGAGCTGGACAGCAGCCCGGCCGACATCATGTGCACCGATGGCCGCTATGTGCTGGTGGCAGGCATCGACGTGCGCAGCCGCATGCCGCGCATCTACGTGGCCAAGACCAGCAAGGCCGATGCGGTGGCTGCGCTGCTGCGCCGCATGCTGCTTGACCTGGGCGTGCCCGAACGGGTCAAGACCGACAACGGCTCGGACTACACGAGCCGGCACATCGTGCGCGTGCTGGATGGCCTGGATGTGCCGCAGGACCTCTGCGACCCCTTCTGCCCCGACCAGAAGCCGCACATCGAGCGCTTCTTCGGCACCTTCAGCCGCGGGCTCATCGAGCTGGCGCCAGGCTACATCGGCCACAACGTGGCCGAGCGCAAGGCCATCGAAGCCCAGCGCTCATTCGCCGAGCGGCTGATGCGCAGCAAAGAGCCCATCGAGGCGCGCTGTACCGGCAAAGAGCTGCAGGCGTTCTGCGACCGCTGGGTCGAAGACGTGTACCAGCACAGCCTGCACGAGGGCCTGGACAAGCGCACGCCGTTCGAGGTGTGCGCCTCGCTGGGCACCGACCGCCGCCGCATCGACGACGAGCGCGCCCTTGATGTGCTGCTGGCCGAAGCGCCTGAGAACGACGGCCGCCGCACGGTCCAGAAGAAGGGCATCAAGGTCGACAACGCCTGGTTCATCGCCCCTGAGCTGCATTCCTGGGTGGGCGAGCAGGTGCAGGTGCGATGGGATGCTCTCGACCACGATCTGGGGCGCCTCTACGTCTTCGGCTACGTGGCGGGCCAGGGCGAGCAGCAGTTCGTGTGCATCGCCGAATGCCCCGAGCGCACGGGCATGGACCGCCGGGAGGTGGCCGCCAAGGGCCGCACGCTGCAGCGCCAGCACATGCAGGCCGCGCGCCGCGTGCTCAAGGCCGCGGCCAAGCGCGTGGGCACCGACCAGGTGGTGCAGGAAGTGCTGCGCGACCGCGCCCAGGCCGCCGGCAAGCTGCAGCTGATGCCGGCGCGCGGGCCAGTGCACACCAGCGCCGGCCTGGCCGCCGCGGCCAACGCTGCGCGCACGGCCGACGCGCCGCAGCGCACCACCGCCGACATCGCCAGCCTGGCCGACATCGAGGCCGCCCGCGCGCGCCTGGTCGCCGAGGCCGCACCGAAGCCCCAACCCGCCGCGCAGATCACACGCACGTTCGAGTCGGTGGCCGACCGCGTGCGCTGGCTCATGCAGCAGGCCCAGCAGCGCGAGCTGACCCTCGAAGAGCGCGAGTCGCTGACCGAGTACCGCCGCAACCAACCCGCCAGCTACCGCCGCCTGCAGTTGCTCATTGCCGAGCAGGCCGCACAGACCACATCCCCGTCCACCGACCAGTCCACCGGAGCCTGACCCATGCGCACCCAAGTCGCCCTGACCAAGAACGTCGCCGCCCTTCAACTCGCCTTCGAGGCCCTGGACGGCCGCGACCGCGCCGTGCCGGGCATGGGCCTGGTGTATGGGGACACCGGCGCCGGTAAGACCACCGCGGTGACCTGGATGGTCAATCGCACGCGAGGGGTTTACGTCCGGGCTAATAGCGGCTGGACGCCGTCGTCGATGCTGGCCCGTGTGATGCAGGAGCTGGGCGGCGCGCCCCTGCAGCGCCGCGCCGCCATGCTGGACTTCATCGCCGAGCAGCTGGCGATGCAGACGCGCCCGCTCTTCGTCGATGAGGGCGACTACCTGCTGCGCGACACCAGCATGCTGGAGAGCCTGCGCGACGTGCACGACCTCAGCGGCATGCCGGTGGTCATCGTCGGCATGAGCGGCATCCAGGCCAAGATCATCCACAAGCCGCAGCTGGCGGGCCGCATCAGCCACTGGGTCGAGTTCCTGCCGTCTGACCTGGAGGATGCGCGCACGCTGGCCAAAGAGGTGTGCGAGGTGACCCTCGACGACGAGCTGCTGGCCAGCGTGCACCGAGAGGCCAAGGGCAGCGTGCGCCTGATGGTGGTGGGCATGGCCCGCATCGAGGCGCTGGCCAAGGCCAACGGCTGGAAGCACGTCGACGCTGATCAGTGGGGCTCGCGCCCGCTGTTCCTCGGCAACCGCCCGGCCACCTGACATGGCCCGCAAGGAAGCCTCTTACAGCATTGCCAGCGCGGCGCCCATGCTCGACCGTGTCTGGACGAGCATGCGCATCATGCGCCGCTTCGACAGCGGCGAGCTGCGTGCCACGGCCGAGGCCGGCGAGACGGCGGTGGCGAAGTTCGTCAAGGCCCTGGCCGCGGCAGGCTACCTGCGCCTGATCGAGCCACGCGTCAGCGGCAGGCCCGGCAGCCGCGACCGCTGGATGCTGTTGCGCGACACCGGCCCGCTGGCACCCATCCGCCGCCGCGACGACTCGGGCGTCTACGACCCCAACACCAAGCGCGTGTGGAACCTCAAGGGCGAGCTCGTCGCAGACGCCCCACCACCGCCTCCTCCAAAGCTGCCGCAATGCGTCCGTGAAGCGCTCACGCAGCTGGCGCGCCACGGCTCGGCCAAGGCCAGCGGCGAGACGCTGGCCACGCTGATCCGCCACGGCTACATCACGGTCTCGCTCACCGAGCTGGGCCGCCAGGCTGCAGCGGCCATCCGGCCCGCCGCATCGCAGCGCGAAGGCCGGGCGCTGGCAGCAGGTGAGTCGTCATGAGCGCGACCGACTGGATGGATGCGCTGCGCGACCTGGCCAAGCGTATCGGTGGCTCAGGCGCCGCTCAAGAGGTGGGCCTGAGCGAGGCCACGGTGAGCCAGGTGCTCAGCGGCAGCTACGCAGCCAGCACCCGCCGCATTGAGCGCCGCGTGCGCGGCCAGCTGCTGGGCGCCACCTGCAGCTGCCCCGTGATGGGCCAGGTGTCCACGCGGCTGTGCCAGGACGTGCAGGAGCGCAAGCCCCCCATTGCCAACCCGCAGCACGCGCAGGCCTGGATGGCTTGCCGTGGCCGTGGGCCATTCACGCGCGCGGGCCGCTGCGCGCACTTCAACGGCGCCGCTGGTGCGCCCAAGCCACAGGAGGATTGATGCATCACGATGGTTTCTCCACCACGCTGCTCGGCGCCTTGTCCGAGATGGGCAGCGTCAACCGCGCGATCTGGCGCGACTACAGAGACTGCGCCCGTGCGCGGCGCCGCCATCGGCGTGTGCAGCAGCGATACCTGGTCAAACAGCCGCGCCTGGCAAACGACTGGCTGCTGTGGATGCTGGCGGGCATGGTCATCGGCCTGGTGGCCGTCATCGTTGGCGGCTTCACCTGGTCGGCGTTCATGGACGGCCTGGCCAAC